GGGGGGCCCCTGGCTTTCATGCTCTTTGGTGTCATTAAGTGGTTAGCCCCACCCGAGAGAAAAGCTTAGTTGCGAGTATAGCTATGACCGGCCCCGGTCCTGTTTAGCTGTTGCGTCGGAGTCTGCCTTAGTGCCAACCGACAACCTCAGACATTATTTCGGCACCCTCAGGTGAACGTCTTGTCTGTTATAAACGGTGCTACAAAGCACAGTGTCGTGGCTAGCCGCCAATCACAGTTTCCGTTTGCCGACGCGGGGGAGTGAGAAACCCCCGGAGGCACTCCAGAGTATTAAGACCAACTCTGGTTTACATCCGGTCTTCCGAACCAAAAGAAGAACAACAAACAAACCAAATCCAGTGTCCCCCGCTTAATCGGGCGGGGGGACTACGCCTCGATGGAGGCACAAGCAGCATCAGTAATTCAGCGCGCAATGAAGAATGCTGTCAAGACAGGCCTTTCTAAGGCCGGTGGAGCGGTTGGTGGCTTCCTAGGGAGCAAGGTGGGAATGGGAGGGGCCGGCAAGAAAGCCGGCAAGGGCGTAGCGGCCCGCCTTTCACGCATCTTGGGCTCCGGGGAGTACACTACCAATCAAGGCGAGGTGGCCGCCAACTCTCTTTTCAAAGGGGGAGGGGGCGGTTCCGGTGGCCCGGGCTCATTCGAATCCTCTACTTCAGGTATTCGCATCAAGCATCGGGAGTACGTCCAGGACATCTTTGCCACCACAGCCGTGGGTACCAGTTTCGTCAACAATTCGTGGACGGTTAATCCTGGATTATCCGCGGTATTTCCCTATTTAGCCCAGATAGCTTCGAATTTCGAGCAATACAAATTTCATGGATTAGTCTTTGAATTTGTCAGCTCGACATCTCAGTACGGTCAGACGGCATTAGGGACTTACGTGATGGCCATGGAGTACAATGCCGCAGCGCCGGCTTTTACCACCAAGCCGCAAATGGAGAACAGCGACTATGCCATGTCAGCCCGCTTGGATCGCAGCGGGATGTATGGTGTTGAGTGCGCGAAGGGTTCACAAGCCCAAGAATATTTTTATGTGCGAGCCCCCGGACAAACCGTCGTCAGCAATTTGTACGACGCGGGGCTCATGCAGTTAGGGGTCGCAACTACCACTGTTGCGGCCGGTGGTGTGGGTATTAATGCGGGTTCATCCTTAGGCGAATTTTGGGTGACTTACGATGTGGAGCTTATACGGCCCCGCATTTCCGTGTTCAGGCCTGGTTACTACCATTTGCGGTCAAGCGGAGTCGTATCGGCGGCACCACTTGGTCCAACTGCTAATCAAACAACTATCTCTTTCGGGTCCCTTTCGGGCGCTTATTCTTCTTTGCAAACAATCACGTTTCCTTTGGCCACAATCGGAGACGTATACATGGTAACATATACAGTTACAGGGAACACCAATGCTCCCGTTGTTTACCCTGGCATCACAACTACTGGATTTAGCGATTTCCGGAATTTGGGCAACAACGTTGGGCCGAATACCAACTTTTCTAGTTTTCCGACGCTGGCAGCGGCGGCGACAACTTTGGCATTCACCCTTCTGTATCAAGTGACTTCTGAGCAGCCGCTGGCTGTGACAATGACTGTTGGCCTAACTGGGGTTTACCCCGGGGGCGTCAATAACTTGGATGTCATCATTACAAATTTGGGCAATGGCTTGCCCGCGGCTTCTTTATAATTATTCTACAAAGAGTCGGGCCTTAAATGCCATGGAGATAAGAATCCATGCTGCCCGTGAACGACAGAATATAAAAGTGACGGTCATCCCCACCAAAACGGGGACGGAGCGGACCGAGTCTCGCCAATCTTACTTCTTGGGAAAACAAGGGCCAGTAGTTGACTTCTGGACATTAACGAGCAAACCATGAGCACAATTTACGATAAAACCATGATCAACCTTGGTGACACCCGTACGATGACCTTTGGTGTAGTGAGCCCGAACGGGGAGATGCAGACGAACGCAATAAATGATGCGATGCTGTCATGCGCCACGAAGATGGGAACCGACCACACACCACGTGCAGGGGAAGCCACGGTAACGCAGGATAAGGCCTGGGGTGGGCGACTTTGTAACCGTTACGAACGGCTCTACAATGTTGGACCCGCCATAGGTACCGACTTAAGTGCGAAAATTGTTAAAGACGTAGTGCCAATCGCGGATATTGGCACGCGCGATGAAGACGGAGTCCTGAGGAAGACACGCATAGTCGCTGAAGAACAGCGCGTTGAAGACCCCCATGAAGATGTTCTGGGGGATCTCGGATCGGACCAAGTCTTAAACGGTCTTGAATCTGAGGAAATCGAAATAGCCAGTAGCTACGGCGATATTCAGTCCCTAGGCTCATTAGGTGATCTGGATGCTTTCGATCTTGAACAGGGAGAGTTGAGTGATGTGTTGTACCAAGAATGGATCACTGTGACCAGGAAGAAACCTGCCCGAAAAGCGACTTTTGCCGCTTTAAATCCCCCACCACCTTTAGAGGAAACTCAGGATGGTTTGGAGGCCCCCGTTGGGTGGGTCGAACGCTGTTTTGGCGCTCGTAAGTCCGTGGCTAAACCACCGGCGAAAAAGAGCGTTGAGCCGGCACGTAGACTCATTCCATTTGGCTCAACCGAGCCTCTGCCCACGAGGGCACAGAGGCACGGGATAAGCATCAGGGGAGGGAGGCCCGGGAGAAATCCTGAGGTCTCGTCTCAAATAAACGGTAGCCAGGGCGAGTGCACGGGAACGGACGATCTCCCTGCTCACGCGGACCGCTTCCGGAGTGCGGCGGCTGAGGTCAATAGGGGCGCAGGATCGCGCTCCAAGCAGGCCCATGACGCCCAACCGACAGAATTTGGGGCGCAGGAGGCGCGTAGATACGAAGACAAGCAGAGACCATGTTTCAAGTTCTCTCTTGGTACGTGCCGATTCGGCTCAGACTGCAAGTTCTCTCACGAGGACGGACTGGATCCTGAGTTGGGCAAGCCACAGGGGTATAGGGAGTGTAGAGACTTCATCAAGGGAGGGTGCGAACGCGGCGATAGCTGTCGATTTAGCCACTCCATTGGTAAGCAAACTATCTTTGACCCCAATGTGAAGAAGACTGACGCCGAGATTTCTCCGAAGCCTAAACCGGCCAAGGTGGCGATCCAGTCTTGGGCTGCTGGTTTACTGCGTGAACACGGTGGCGCGGAAAGGGCTCCAGGGGGAGGCTCTGGCGGTGGCTTTAAAGGCCTCTATGCCGGGCTGACCTTGTTGCCCAAATGGCGAAGGTGGGTGGAAGATGATGAGCCGTTGACTTGGGATGACGAGTCGACAAGCTCTGACGACGCTTCCATTTCGTTGAACTCCGAGAGTTCCGCTGGTCTAACACCTGAATCCAATTCCACGTTCACTATTCACACCGAGGATCCGTCAAGCCATGACGAATCATCGGTCCCTTCTCTTGTCTCAGATGAAGAGGACCCCTCGGAAGCAGAATTGCCCGCGGGTCCGGAGGTGGTCGTGGGGGACACATTCCCTCGCTTCGCGCCTATGCCGGACCTCGAGCGCCAGTTCAAAATATTTGGCCGGTTGGACAAGGATACGGGCACGTTTCGAATTCCCTTAGATGAAGCTCTTAGCTACATCATGGGTGAGAGCGAGCTCGGGCCTTTACTGACTGAAATGAAACAAAAGGCGGACTTTATAGTCGCGAATGGGGGGAGCCACAAACTGCTCTCCATCCTAGGTACAGGATGGATGATGCCGGGATTGGCCGGGCTGGAAGGACCAGCCTTTACCCCCTTCTTCGAGATGTACAAGGTCAAACTCTCCCATTTCATGTTGGAGGTCGAATGGTGCGTGCGGCAGGACATGGTCTTACAGACCGAGGACTCCCGCAGTGCTAACAAGACCCACGTGACAATGGTGGCTGGTGCTGATATTGGGCGCATGACCGTCGGGATGGCTTTACTGCTGCCCCGCGCGTGCCCGGACGGCCCTTGTCCACGCATTGATTGGTTTTCCGATAATGGGCGAGGCCTTTCAAGGCTGTACTCGTCAGTCTTCGGGGCTTTGGGAAGCATCACAGGCAGTGGTGTTTTGGACGCGATGCATCGTCAGCGTGAGGAAGTGGAGAGCAGGTGGGCGCGTGCCCAATCTACCTACACCCGTCAACCAGGAAACATTCACTGGCTGACGGGCGAGGACTGCCCTTCTAACACACGTCTGTACACGATTGACCGCGCCCTCGTTGGTGCATACGGTTATTACAACCGGAACGCCGATGACCTTATACCCCTGGGCGAGCACGGCACTCTGCCATACATCGGCCCTACGCAGACCCCCTTGTTTGGAATGGATGATGTTGACGTTGATTTTCTTCTGTCGACTGACTCCGGACCGCTGCGAGCGGATGGGCTGTTTTGGGCCTTTGGCTGCGGCTTTCAGAGAGTGGCGCTCTCCTTCACTTTGGTACACAATCATGCTCACGCAGCTATGACTGTCACCGACCCACTGTCCCTTCGGTCAGTTTGCGCAAGCGTTAACAACAACGCTGCGTACAACATTCCGGGGTCAGGCAAGTCGGTTGGCGGTTCACATGCTTGCTTGAGCCTCATCGGATGCGAGGCTTTGGCCAAGAAACCGGTGAGCGAGCGTGCCAAATGGAAGGGGGGCGTCGCCCTTTGAGCGCCGCGCACCGTCTTAGCATCAGAGACCTACTCCACTCCTCTTACGGCTGTCGTATTTGAGGAAAGTAAGCTTGGAGTAGACCTGGATGACACGGACCGAGTGGTTTTCAGCAAGGAAGACCCCACCCCGGTTGATGCTAAGACGGTTTTGGTGGCCCTGACGTTGTTTCCGTTAGGGTATCAAGGCGTTAAATTTGGTGCGGGCCATTTTGCGCGTAACTCTGAACACTTCAAGGTGGCATCGGCCCTTTGTCGTGTGTTGGCACCTGGCGTCCCAGATCCAGAGCCTTCGGTGATTGCTCAGTTTCTCAAGGTCAGTCGTTTCTTGAACGATCGTATCTTAGAGGACTTGGCCACCAAGGTTAGGATAAGTGGACATAATGTCAACAATGAGTTTGTGCGCTTACGTGAGCTGTTAAAATCTAAACCAGTCAGTCACACTGTAATGATTCTTAAAGAGCGCGATAAGAGAGAAGTAATGATGAGCAAAGAGAAGAGATTGGGTTGGTTCCCTAAGCCTGAGTGCAACCACAAGGTGCACGGAGATGACTTAGACGGAAACAAGCCACGTGGAATATACCCCATGACTCTCGAAGAAATGCTCGTCAATGCTCCCGTTCTCGAAGCGGTCGAATGGATTTACAAGAGTGCCCCGCTGTTTGGACACCATATTAAAGCCTTATCATTTGGCGAAATCTGCAAGTTAGTTGCCGCAGCAACCGAAGGCCATGTGCACGCGAACACGGACTATTCATCTTTTGAAGCCTCGATCACAGGATCGATCTTAGAGGCCGAGAGGGACTTGATAGCCTCTGTGTTGCGCTTGTTGGGCCATGAGGAAGCAGCCGCAGCATACGAGCGGGGTGGGAAACTGCCCGTTTGGTACAAGACTGCCATATTTCGCTTTTTACACGTCTCCCGACGCAGCGGTACTTATGAAACCGCCGGGGGCAACCTTATGTGCAACCTGTATGTATTTTACACCCAGGCGTATGCCAGATATTCTTCCTTGACTGGAGACAGTGATTTGAACCGTTGGTGGGCGACGGTCGACACTCTCCAATTTATAATGGAGGGGGATGACGCCGTCGTTCCTGCTGAGATTCTTGACACTCAAATTGTCGCTGGTCTCGGGATGAAACTATCTGTGGACGCCAAGGGTGAAATGGTCGATGACACCGACTTCCTAAGGAAACAGTACTACCGCGACGGACTCGTGGTCGGAAATGTCCTAAGGAGCATGCGCTCGTTGTACACTATCACGTCGCAAAGATATAGCATCCGGAAGCTCATGTTTCTGGCTAGGTGCACTGCTTGGTCCATGTGGAGCAGTATGCCAGGCCATCCCATTTTGTGGGCGGTTGTGCGGCGTGTTGAACAGTTGACTAGAGGCTACAATGCGTTTAAGGGCTGGGAGAAATTGGTGGGATGGGGGCGGGCCGATTATGGCAAGCCCCCGGACCGCTTCCCCCCCACGTACTGCAGCCAGGTGCTGCGCCAACGATTGGCGTGCATCCGAAACCCCCTGATTCCGGCAATCTCCGTGCCTGAACAAACCACCTTTGAGGCTCAAATCCTCAGGTGGAAATTGGGGGAACCGCTTTCTGTACCAGCGGTTTTCAGTGCTTATCCTGAGTTTCGATCTATGTTGACCTCCCCCACATCCTCCCAGCCGGAGGTAAATGGGGACGCCTCGCGTGCCTGGAAGGAAATCCTGGGCCGCTTGGGGGTTCATCTGTTGTGAAGTAGTGCACCACAACATTAGGCCAAGTCAAGAGAGCCTTCAATCTCTTACCTACATCGACCTCAGCAGGTACCTTGTTTGTCCATGAACTGCTGGTGTGGTCCCATTCTTTGGGGGGAACGTTAAAGCCCCTTGACCACACATGACTAAGCTTTGATAAAGCGCTACACGATGCGTCAACCCTTGCAACGGGGTCGTGTATGCGGTTAATAGCCGGCCAGTTGTGCGTTTCTTTTGAGTGG